GGCATTGACCCCACGAATTCTGCGCTGGTGTTGAGCAGCAACATTAAGGGCGCAAGCGTTGAAATCTCGCGAGGGTTTTTTGACAGCAACTTCCAGATTATCACGACGCCTACGCAACAGTTTTTCTTGCGCTATCGCGGCTTTGTGACCAACGTCGGCTTAAGCGAAGATTTCAACGACGAAATGCGCGTGCGCACTGCAACAGTAACCTTGTCGTGCAGCAGTTTTCGCGAGGTGCTCGCCAACCGCGTCGCTGGCATCCGCACCAATTTGCAAGCTTGGCAGCAACTCTACCCGGGCGACGCAAGCATGTCGCGCGTAGCCGCCATTGCAGGCCAGTTCTTCGATTTTGGCGTGCCGCCGACGACAGGCTCGCAATCCGACTCAGACACGTCGCCAAGCGAAAACCCAGGTTCGGCAGAGTGACGCATGATTCGGCTTGCTACGCCCTACGACATGGAAGCGTGCAGAACGATGCTGCGCGCTTACGCGCAAGAAACGCAGCTGCGTACCTTAATCCAAATGCAAGACCCGCAGCACGTGACCGCGTTGCTTGAGCGCATGATTTTAGGCGCAGGCTTCGTCTTGATTGACCATCAGGCGCGCGGCATGCTTTGCGCCTTGATTCACGGCAACGTCTGGAATCCTGCGGTGCGCGAGTTGTCGGAGCTTGCCTTTTACGTGGCGCCGCAGCACCGAGGCCGCACGGTAGGTGGGCGATTGTGGCTTGAATTTAACCGACGCGCACAAGACTTGTTGCAATGCGGGCGCGTTGCGCTGGTGTCGTGCGCACGCCAGCAAAACCTCAATGTCGAGCGCTACGGTTACCGCGCTATGCACGAAACGCTGATGAGGGAAGCATGCCAGCCAGCCTTGTCTTAGCTGCAATTTTTGAGGGCGGTATCATAGGGGCGGCCGCATATCTTGGCTCGACAGGCCTTGCGATTGCGACGTTTGCGATTAATTTTACAATAACAACGCTGGTCGCCCGTGCTTTTGGAGCAAAACCGCCGAAAACACAAGACTCCGGCGCGCGCCAGCAAATGCCGCCCGCAAGCAACAACAGCATCCCGGTCGTCTACGGAAACGCTTGGCTTGGAGGCACTTTTGTTGACGCAGCGCTGACGACAGACAATAAAACGATGTACTACGTGATTGCGGTCACGTCGATTTCAAGTCACCAAGACGCCGCCTTTGCCTTTGACAGCACGAAGTTTTATTACGGTGATCGGCTTGTCACGTTTGCCACCACTGGCGATCTGACGCGCGTTGTGGCGCTTACCGATGGCGCAGGTAACGTGGACACAAAGATCGACGGTAACCTTTTTATTGCGCTTTACATGTCCACTAACGCAGGCGCGATTACAGCGATCAGAGGACCAGCGCCGACGGTTTTTATGGGCGGCGCGGATTTGCCTGCAGCGCTACGCTGGCCCGCATCGGGCAGACAAATGAACGGGCTTGCGTTTGCGATTGTCAAGCTTAATTACAACCGCGACGCGAACACGACGCATTTGCTGCCGATTACGTTTAATTGCGTGCATTTTCCGCGCGGAGGCTCCGCCGGTGAGGGAGCAAAGCCGGGCGATGTGTGGGCTGACTACATGTCCGATAGCCGGTACGGAGCCGGCATGGGCTCGTTGCTTGACAGTGCAAGCGCAACAGCGCTCAACGTCTACAGCGACGCCAACATTGCGTTTACGCCTGCGGGCGGCGGTGCGGCGCAAAGTCAGCCGCGCTACCGGATCAACGGAGTGCTGGACACCGGGCAACCTGTGCTCGACAACGTGCAAAAAATCCTGGATGCCTGCGACTCGTGGATGTCCTATCAAGCGGCGACCGGACAGTGGTCGATCGTGATCAACCGCGACACGGCTTCGACTTTTACGTTTAATGACACAAACGTTATTGGGGCGATCAACGTCACCACGGTAGATCTTAACCAGCAAATTAACCAGATTCAGGTCGAGTTCCCCGACAAACTGAACCGCGACCAGATCAACGTTGTGACGCTTGCCACGCCACAAGCGCTGCGCTACGCCAACGAACCCGACAATAAAGCGACGCAGAAATTCGACTTAGTCAACGATTCGGTGCAGGCGCAGTACCTTGCCAACCGAAGACTTGAGCAAGCGCGCGAGGACTTGGTCGTGACGATTACGGCCGCTTACCCCGCCATTCAGGTCGACGCGGGCGACGTCATTAGTTTGACCAATGCAGACTTTGGCTTTGCAGGGAAGTTATTTCGCGTTATGCGGGTGTCTGAGGCGAGTCTGCCCGATGGCAACCTAGGTGCAAAATTAGAACTGAACGAATACAACGCGCAGGTTTACGACGACGCTAACATCACGGCCTTTGCGCCAGCACCGAACTCTCAACTCACCGCTGCCGGATTTATCTCCGCTGCCAACGCCCCGACGGTGACGAATACGCAAACAGCGCAGCAGCCACCGACTTTTGACGTGGTGTGCACTGTGCCCTCCACGGGTCGCGTGACGTACTTGTCTCTGTATTACACAACAATCGCAGTGCCCGCTGATACTGATTGGAAACTGTGGTCGACGGAAGAACTAATTGGTGGGCAAACGTTTACCAATGCCGCAACGTTTACCTTCAAAAACCTTGTGCTTGCGCCGGCAACGTATTATTTTGCGTTTCTTGCGGGCAACGACCTTGGCGCGGTGCGCAGCGCGTACAGCGCAGCGTTGAACTGGTTGCCGATCACGCCGACCGGCCCTACTGGCGCTACCGGGGGCCAGGGCGCGACCGGGGCCACCGGGGCGACCGGCAGTACGGGGAGCACGGGAGCCACGGGCAGCACGGGTAGCACAGGTGCGCAAGGCGCGCAAGGCGCGCAAGGCACCACGGGCTTGATTGGAATTGCCGCGCTTACCTGTTATAAAAAACAAGCACAAAATGCACCGGCGCCGTCCTTCACAACACCGACTGCAGGCTCTTCGGTGCCTGCAGGTTGGAGCGCAGCGCTGCCAGCAGTAGCAATCGGCGAGGTGTTGTGGTATTTGCAAGGACGGTTTAACGCTAACGGGGTAACAGTCGACGGTGTAAGCGCTAACACGACTGCGTGGACAGGTCCGATTGCCGCCACAATTTTTCAAAGCATCCGCAGCGACAACTACAACGGGCCAACGCCACCGACAACGGCTAATTTTGGCACTGCAGGCTGGTATCTGGACCAACCAAGCGGCAATCTATTTGCCAACGCTGCGTACCTGCGCGGCGAGCTTGTCACGGGCGCGTCTAACGCGCAACGCATTGAAATCAACAAAAGCTCAACAAACAAAATCATTGTCTACAACAGCGCAAATCAAATTATAGGGTTTTTTGGCGGCACAGGCGGCGAGACGGACGCGGTTCTTAATTTAACTCCAAAACTTTTCCAGGGCTTCGGCGCTGTACCGTATGCATACGGCCTTAACGCAAGATTGCCAAGTTTCGTGTCTTTTGCGGGAGGTGCGGGCAATGTTGCCATTGGTATTGACATGCAGACCGCCGACTTTAACCTCGGCGGGCTAATGTGTTATTGGAGTACAATTTTTGGTGTTGAAGATCGCCGAGGCGTCAGCGGTTTTGTCTCCAGCGGCGGAAATCAAATCTACCGAGGCGCGCTTGGACATCGCACTGCAAATTCGATTGCAGCAGGCTCGTTTATCAATCCATCAGGCCACGAAGTAAAAATCTGCGATGCAAGCTATGCGCTCAATGTGGCCTCAGGATCAATCCGCTACGGCAACGTCACATTCTCTTCTTTTCCAAATAACACAACTACATTTTTGCGAGGCGACGGCACTTTTGTAGCGTTGCCGCAACAACTTTTCGGCAACGATTATAATGTGGTTACAGCAGACACTAGCGGACAGCTTTTCTTGCAGGGGAGCGTCATTACCGACTACCCCGGTGCGTACGTGCATGTTTTCCGCAACTCTGCTAGCCAGTTAATCTGGAAAGTTTCGACACAATCGCCGTCGGATCGGCGCATTAAGCAAGACATTGCGCCCATCGACTTTGGATTGGATTTCGTCAAAACGCTCAATCCCGTCACCTTTCGTCTGCGTCAAGATCCTGCGTTAAGGTGTTTTGGGTTTATCAGCGACGAGGTGCGGCCACTGACAGGCGATGGTACTACGCTCGTCATGCACGATCCGCGCGCAGAGTCCGCAGGCATTGTCGGCCACGACACAATACACTACCCAAGCTACATCGCAATCTTGGTGCGCGCAGTGCAAGAGCTTGAAGCGCGTGTTGCGGCCTTGCAGCAGGCGCTTGCGGAAAAATAAATGCAGAGCTACACTTTGCGTATTGCAAGCAGCACCGCTTCGGTGTGCGCGGTGTACCGCGCCGCCGGTATGAGCAAGTAGGCCAAGCGGAGGGCACGTGGCAATTTTTAACAAAAACACGCTGACGCAGATCAGCGGGTTTGACAATCAGATCATCGCGGGCGAACTGGTCTACAACCAGCGCACGTTTTACAACCTGACGCTAAACAACAGCGACGGGACGCCGCGCGACCTGACGGGTGCAACGATCACTTCGCAGATTCTGCGGCGGCAACTCTCCAACGTGCGCGACAGCCGCTACGGGCTGACGTTCGACATTGCAGACTATTCGCCGGCGCCATCGCCCGTTAATCTAACTATTACAAACCAGCAACTGGCGACCGGCACTTTTACGCTCGTTATTGACGAGTCCGCATGGTCGGTTGCCAGTGCAGATGCGCAACTTGACATTAACGCAAGCAACTGCGTCGGGTTCTCAGGCAACATCAAAATTGCATTGCCTGCTGCGGGCAGCACGCCCGCCGAAGATCTAATCGTTTTCTTGCTTTTCTTGGTGCGCAGTGACGGAGTGACGAATTGAGTAACATTACACTGGTGATTGACCGGGGGGTCATTGGGCCGACAGGGCCGGTCGGGGCTGCTGGCGCACAAGGCAATGTCGGCCCAACGGGCGCTGCGGGAACGGGTCTGCAAGTGCAGGGTGTTGTTGCGACGCCTGCACAATTGCCGATGGTTGGCAATCAACCTGGCAACACTTACATTGTGCTTGCGCCGTGACGAGCGCAGCTTTCACCTGGAACGGCAGCGCGTGGGTCAACGTCGGGCCTATTGTTGGGCCGACCGGCGCCACAGGATCGGCAGGGCCGACGGGAGCTGCGTCGACAGTGCCTGGGCCAACCGGCGCGCAAGGGCAAGTTGGAGCGACAGGCGCTCAGGGGCAAGTTGGGGCAACTGGCGCGCAGGGCATACCCGGCCCAACTGGAGCGCAAGGTAATATAGGACCAACAGGAGATGCAGGGCAAGTTGGACCAACTGGCGCTCAGGGGCAGGTTGGACCAACTGGGGCTGCGAGTGGGCCAACTGGCCCAACCGGGGCTGCAGCGAGCGTCCCTGGACCAACTGGCGCTCAAGGTCTGGCGGGAG